TGCAGAGGTAGGCTGCAATAATAATTATTTAATAAAATTTATAAAATGGCAGTATTTTTATAATGTATTACATTATGCGTATCTTGCTAGATTTTTATTCATAAAAATTATAATAAAAAAGTATAAACTGACGAGAAATATAGAGAAATACAGCGGTTTACAAGCTTTTAATAAAGTGATAAGGTGAGCATACGATATATCGCAAAATAATTTTAAAAACCTCTTGACTTATGGTCGACCAAAAGTTATAATAAGATTGCAGTTGAGGAATACTTAACGAGTAAAGCAGGCAAGTAGCTGGAAAGGAGAAAAGAATGGAAGACGATATGAATATTGGTGAATTGCTTAAGGAAACAGCAGAAGAAAATCAGACAAGAAAAATTCTTGCAATACTCAATGAATGTAAAGACATTGAAGAAGCTAGAGAAAAAGTAAAAGCCCTGCTTAATAAATAAGCAAGGCTGACAACGAAAAATTCGGGCGGTACTTGCCACCGCTCGATACCAAATAGATAATATCATTTATTTGGTTACAAGGCAAGAGTCAAGAGGTGATTAAAGTAGATAAGAAGAAAATGGGTAGACCCACAGACAATCCTAGAACAGAAAAGATAGGCTTCAGAATGTCAAAAGAAGAAATTGAAGATATACAAGAATGTGCTAATGCATTGAATACTCAAAGAGTTAATGCAGTTGTTGAGGGAATAAAACTACTAAAAGAAAAATTGGGAATTAAATAACAAAAAAGAAGTTCGCCCACCTACCAAGCAAAACGAACTTCTTCAACACACCAATACCAAAGTACTGGTATTAATATTATATCTTACTTTTGGAATTGGTCAACATAATTTTAAAAGGAGATTGATTTAAAAATGAATAAGATAGAGCAGACGATAACAAGCATTGAAGTAGCCGAAATGGTTGGAAAAGAACATAGTAAATTATTAAGGGACATAAGAAATTATGTAGAGCAGTTTAACCAATCCAAGATTGGCTTCGTTGATTTCTTTACAGAAAGTACATACAAGGATAATAAAGGAGAAATAAGACCTTGCTACAATGTAACCAAGAAAGGCTGTGAGTTTATAGCACATAAGCTTACAGGCACAAAGGGAACAGAATTTACAGCAAGATACATCAATCGTTTTCACGATATGGAAGAACATATAAACAACAGCAAGCCACGCACAGCACTTGAACAACTTCAGTTGCAGAGTCGGGCAATTCTTGAAGTTAATGATAAGATTGATGAAGTTAAGCAGGAACTTGAAGACTTCAAGCAGGATATGCCACTTATGAATATAGAATGTGACAGAATAACAACAGCAGTACGCAAGGTTGGAACACGCGCTTTAGGCGGTAAAGACAGCAATGCATATCACGATAAGTCTTTAAGCGGTAAGGCATACACAGATATCTACAGAGAGTTGAAAAGACAGTTTCAGGTTACTTCCTACAAGTCAATCAAGCGTAGACAGTGTGACATAGCAATATCTATAATTGAAGAGTATCAGCTGCCTGTGGTTCTGAAAGAACAGATACAGAACACTAACGCACAGATGAATATGGAGGTGTAATATGTCTGCTAAAATTGATTTTGAGAATGCTTTGTATGAACTGGAACAGACAACAGCAACATTAGGATTTGTTCAGACAGCATTTGCAGAGGGCGAATCTCTTATAGATAATGACGAATCTGCAGCAACTATATATATGTTATATTCAAGACAAAGGTCTATAGTGAATAAGCTCAAAGAAGTATTGAATACAATAAAATAAATAATATCATATTGATATCTGGGACGTTCAGCAATGGACGTCCTTTTTATATGCCCAAAACTTAATGGCACTAAACTTTAGGAAAATGCCGACGGGCGGTAAACGGAAGAAAGGAGATAGAGTGATGAGAAAGACATTACCTATTAATTTACAGTTCTTCGCAGAGGGCGGAGATGGTAACGGCGACCAGAACGCTGGAAGTAACAATAACGGACAGGCAGGACAGCAAGGTGGTCAGAATAATCAGCAGGCGGCTGGAATTGACTATGACAAAATACAGAGCATGTTAGACACCGCAACTGCCAAGAAAGAAAATGCTGTGCTTAAAAGCTATTTCCAGCAGCAGGGACTATCCGAGGAGGAAGTAAGCCAGGCTATTGCAACATTTAAGCAGAATAAACAGCAGCAGGTAGAACAGCAGCAGAATGCTAATGCTAATCTTCAGAATGAAGTAACAACAGCGCAGAAAGATGCTGAACAGGCTCGTATAGAGCTAGCGGCTACACAGGTAGCAATGACACTTGGTATTAATGCCAAGACACTTCCATATGTGCTTAAGATGGCTGATTTCAGCAAGGCAAAGGGCACAGATGGAAAGATATCAGAGGACAATGTTAAAGCTGCACTTGAACAGGTTCTAAAGGATGTACCTGCACTTAAGCCAAGCACAGAGAACAATGAGGGATTCCAGATTGGCGCAGGGCAGCAGACTAATGGACAGCAGTCTTCTGCAGGTAGCAATGTAAATGTTCCTACAAAGAGATGGAATAGATTCAATTAAGAAAGGTTAAAAAGGTAAAATAATATGCCAAATTTAAATTATGCAGAACAGTGGAGTCCTGAATTATTAGCAATTCTTATTCAGGGCACACTTACATCACCATTTATCACAAACAATGTCAGATGGTTAGATGCAAAGACTTTCCATTTTACACAGATGAGTGTAAGTGGTTATAAGAACCATAAGAGATCAGGTGGATGGAACACAGGAGAATATAACCAGAAAGATGTTCCTTACACAGTAACACATGACAGAGATGTACAGTTTATGGTTGATAAGGCAGATGTTGATGAAACAAATCAGACAGCATCTATTCAGAATATTTCACACATATTTGAACAGACACAGGTAGTACCAGAGACAGATGCATTATTTTTCAGTAAGGTAGCACAGGCTGCACAGAAGACAGAATTATATCATACTGAAACAGCTTCCACAGAATATACATCAGAGAATGTATTTGCTAAGCTTAAGCATATTCTGGCAGCAGGCAAGCTTAGAAGATATAAGGCAAATGGAAGTCTCATTATGTATGTATCTTCTGACATTATGGATAAGCTTGAGGTATCAAAGGAATTTACACGTAAGATTGAAATGACACAGATTGCAGAAGGTGGTCTTGGCATTGAAACACGTGTAACTGATATTGATGGCGTGACACTTATGGAAGTTGTGGATGATGAAAGATTCTATGACAGATTCGATTGGGATGTTGCAGAGGGCGGCTTTGCTCCGCTTAAGTCAAAGTATACCATAACAACTGATACAGATGTGGTAGAAGCAAAGACATACTACACTAAGAGCGACAGCACTTATACAGTTGTGGCAAAGCCTACAAAGACTAATATAGCCACATATTATGAAAAGACTGTTCAGGGTTCACGCAAGATTAATGTACTTGTTGCATGTGGACAGACCTGTAAGACAGTACCTAAGATTTCATCTATTTATTTCTTCGCACCAGGAGCACATACAGAAGGAGACGGATATCTTTATCAGAATCGTCAGTTAAGTGATACATTTGTATTCCCTAATGGCAAGGATGGTAAGGTTGATTCTGTATTCGTTGATGTAGATCCTGCAGAAGAGATTGCAGAGTGAGCCTATGGTATATGCAAGTAAAGAGCAATATCTAAGCGAACATAATACTATTCCAGAAGAACAGATTGAGAAGAGATTAAAACAGGCGAGCCGACACATTGACTCGCTTACTTTTAATCGTATAACTTCAAGAGGCTTTGATAATCTGACAGAGTTCCAGCAGGCAATAATAATTGATGTATGCTGTGATATGGCTGATTTTGAGTATGAGAACGAGGATATGATTAATTGCGTTCTACAGAATTATGCTATTAATGGTGTGTCTATGCAGTTTGGCAGCAGTTGGAATGTGCTTGTACAGAATGGCATTGCTGTAAAGCGTGATACATACCGGGTGCTATGTCAGACAGGCTTCTGTTGTTTAAGTCTGGGGGTGTGAGCATGAAATATCCTTGTTTAGTATTAAAGCAGTTCTGTAAAACAGAAGTACATATTGAGATAGAGCAGGAAGGCAGAAATGTCTATGGAGAGCCTCTTGAACCTGTTATATGGGATGGCTTATGCAACTATCAGGATAGTGGAAAGACAGTATTAACGGCAGAAAAGGTTCTTATACAACTTGAAGGCTGTGCTTTGATACCTGGAGATATTGCACCAGAGATGTCTCTTATAACCCAAGGAGATATAATTGTATCAGGTGAAAAAAGGCATATATATAAAGGCACAAAATGCCGCAATCCTGATGGAACAGTTAATTATACAAGATTGGACGTGATGTAATGGCGAAGAATGTTAAGTCAACAGTTAAGCTTAATATGCCTATGGTAAGGAAGCTTACGGCAGCAGCACAGGTGTCATTAGTACAGACAGCAGAAGCAATACATACGAATGTAGTTCAAAGTCAGGTAATGCCTAGAGATACAGGTACACTGCAAAATGAAAGCACATTTGTATATACACAGGATATAGCCAATGGCAAGGTAGAGCTTATATCAAGCACGCCATATGTAAGAAGGTTATATTATCATCCTGAATATAACTTCCATCAATCACCTTGGGTAGATGATAAAGGTAAAAGACACGAAGGAAATGCAAATGCCAAGGGCAGGTGGCTCGATGATTATCTTAAAGGTGGTAAGAAAAGAAATTTTGCTCCCGATACGTTTGCTAAGTTATACAAGAAGAATGCGGGGTTATGATGTTAGGAATAGGTGATGTAAGAGATTATATAGCAGGTCTTGGCATTGCAGACAATAATAATGTATATTGCGGCAAGCTTGACAATAAAAAAGATAAGAGCATAGGAGTATATAATCTTAACAGACAAAGACCACCACAGACTGCTGTAGGAGGTTTAAATAACAGCTCTTATCGTGTTAAGTCTATAAGTATATTAGTTCATTGGAATACAAGTGTCAGAGACACCGAGAAGGCAGCAGAACAGCTCTATAATATGCTTAGGGATATGAACCATATTACAATCAACGATACTAAAGTGTTCTTCACTAAAATGCTGGTTGATGAGCCTGTTGATGTAGGGACAGATGATAAAGGTATCTTTGAGAGTGTAATAGAATTAGATATTTATTATGAAAGGTAGGTAAAAGTATGGCACAGAATACTAAATTAGCTGGATATAATGCAGGAGCAACACCACTTACTGGCGTTAATCCGGTACATACAATTCAGTTCGGTGTATGTATAACAGGAAGAAAGAGTACAGATACACCGGAAACAGTAGAAACAAAGGTTGTAAAGGATGCAGAGAGTTTAAGCATATCTGTAGATGGAACAATTGAAGAATGGAATCCAATGGACCAGGCAGGTTGGACAAGAAGACTTACAACAGGCAAATCACTTGGTATGACTATGGGCGGCAAGCGCAATTATGGTGATGAAGGTAATGATTATATTGCAAGTCTGGCTTTAAAGACAGGACAGGAATGTAATACCTGGGTTTCAATTATTTTCCCAAACCTTGACCAGCTTCTTATCCCAGCAGTTATAAATGTAACTTCCCTTGGAGGAGACTCAACAAGTATTGATGCACTTGAATGGGAAGCACAGAGTGATGGAAAACCGACATATATTCCATATACAGAATAAAAAAGAAAGAGAGAATTTGAATAATGGCAAAGACGGATTTTAAAGTAATAGACATATCAATGAAGATTACAAACAAGTTACCTATGGTTCGTATTACTGACGATTTAGTGGTAACTGTGAATAACAGAAAGAACACAATTCTTAATGTACAGGCTATGGCTGCTGAGGCTGAAAAGAAGAAAGATAGTGACAACGGAATGAGATTTATAACAAAGGCTCTTGAAATGCTTATTGGCAAAGAGGCAGCAGATAAGATTGAGGCTATGGACTTACCGCTTCCGGAATATAAGGAAATGTATAATGCAATAATGGGCGTTGCTACAGGCACATATGGAGAGGAGAATACACCCTCATAGTGAAATATATTATGACATATATGATGACTGGGAATTGATAGAGTCAAGTTTCCTGTCACAGTATGGCATACGATTGCGGACGGAAGATGATATGTCCTGGGCGGAATTTTGTTCTTTATTATCAGGAATAATGCCTGAAACACCACTTGGAAGAGTGGTAAGTATAAGGGCAGAGAAAGACATTAAAGTTATCAATAGCTTTACTAAGGAACAGAAAAAGATACATGATGACTGGCTTCTGAAGCGTAATAGGAAAATGGTGGGAACACCACAGTATATAGAATATTGGACACGATTACAAAGAGATTTTAAGGCTGCTTACTCGAAGAAGTAGGCAGTCTTTTTTTCGTGCCGGAAAGGAGGGGGAATGTCAGATACAGCAGGACAGATAGCTCTGGAGCTTGGTATAGATAGTTCACAGATAATTAACCAGCTTACAGGAGCTTCCAATAAGGCGGCTAAGCAGGCTACAAGCATATTTAGTGGTTTTGGAAAGAAGATAGCCGCAGGATTAAGCATAGCGGCAGTTACTAAGTTCACGAAAGACTGTATAGAAGTTGGTTCAAATGTCACAGAAGTGCAGAATGTAGTTGATACAGCATTTAAGGACTTAAGCTGGCAGGCAGACCAGTGGGCTTCCAATGCTATGACTAACTTCGGCTTATCGGAATTGTCGGCTAAGAAGTATATGGGCGTATTTGGCCAGATGAGTAATGCTATGGGTATTACAGGTAAGGCGGCGCTTGATATGGCTGAAAATGTCACAGGATTAACCGGTGATGTTGCATCATTTTATAATCTTGGGACAGATGAGGCATATACAAAGCTTAAGTCTATATGGACTGGTGAGACTGAAACACTCAAGGACTTGGGCGTGATTATGACTCAGACTAACTTAGACCAGTATGCACTTAATAATGGCTTCGGTAAAACTACAGCCAAGATGACAGAGCAGGAAAAAGTAATGCTGCGTTATCAGTATGTTACAAGTGCTTTGTCCAATGCCACAGGAGACTTTGTTAAAACACAGGACTCCTGGGCGAACCAGACAAGAATACTTACATTAAGGTTTCAGCAGTTAAAGGCTAGTCTTGGTAAAGGCTTCATAGCATTGTTTACACCTATTCTGCGTGGATTTAATAGTCTGCTTGCAGGATTGCAGAAAGTGGCAGATGGATTTGCCAGTTTCGTGCAGATGCTTACAGGTGCCGATATATCATCCTCTATGGGAAGTATAAGTGCTGATATAGCAGGCATAGGAGATGATGCTGGAGGTGTTGCAGATAATGTAAGTGGAATAGGAGATGCAGCTAAGAAGACAGCAAAGGATATTGAGAAGTCCCTTGCAGGCTTTGACCAGATAAATAAGCTGACAGAGCCAACAGATGATAGCAGTTTGTCTGGTTCATCAGGTACTGGCACAGCATCGGGTTCAGTATCCGGAATGGGTACTAATGTATCTAATGAAATTGGAAAAGCGGGAGATGAACTTAACAAGTTCAAGCGGATAATAGAAGATATTGCTGCAACATTCAAGGAAGGCTTTAAAAAAGGTTTAGGTACTGACTTTGAGAAAAGCATCAAGAGACAGCGAAAACTGCTTTTAAGCATTAAAGATAGTCTTATAGATATATTTACAGATAGAAATGTAGTTGCTTCTGCGAAGAATTACTTTGACAGCATAGTAATGAATGCGGGTAGAATAACAGGCTCTTTTGTAAATATTGGTGCTTCAATAAGTGAGAATCTGTTAGGTGGAATAGATAAATATTTATCAGCTAATAAGGATTTTATTAAGATAAGATTATCTGAAATGTTTGATGCAAGGGCTGTATTGTGGAATAAGATTGGTGATTTTTCAGAGTTCCTTTCACAAATATCTGAAATATTCAGAGGCGATGCAGCACAGGGAATATCTGCTGATTTGATAGCAATTTTTGTTAATCCATTTATCACAATAGTGTCCCTGTGTAACCAATTCGTGGCAGATTTGATTTCAACGCTTGTAGACCCGATTGTCGAAAATACGGATAAAATCAAGCTGGCATTTGAATCAACGCTGGAACCTATTAGGAATGTATTAGATGAGATAACGGCTGTAATTGAAGAAACCTGTAATAAAGCTGTACAGATGTATGATGAGCATATCTCACCATTATTTGACACTGTAAAAACAGGTCTTAGCGATACATTTGGCAAGCTGTTAGATGTATATAATACATATTTTGTTCCGGTACTTAACAACATAGCTGACAAACTAAAAGAAATATGGGGCTCACACATTGAACCTTTGATGACAAAGATAATTGACATTATAGGTCATGTTGCAGATGTTATTAAAGTATTGTGGGAGAATATATTGAAACCGGTTATTGACTGGATTGTAGAAAATGTTATCCCTAAATTAGCACCAGTAATGGACTGGATATCAGATATTGCAACGGAAAAGTTTGGAAATGTAATAGATATTATCAAGGATGTATTATCAGTCTTTGATGATGTATTGGTATTCGTGAAAGATGTCTTTAGTGGAAACTGGTCGGATGCGTGGAATGATATTGTTAATACATTTAGCGATATATTCTCAACAATAGGCGATATTGCAAAGGGTCCTATTAATATGGTGATTGGACTTATAAATGGTATGCTTGACGGATTAGAAAGTGGAATTAACTGGATGGTTCGTAAGGTAAATAGTTTGAGTTTTGATGTGCCTGACTGGGTACCTGTTATAGGTGGTGACCATTTCGGGTTTGATTTACCGGAAGTTGGGTTTGGTAATGTTCCATATCTTGCAGAAGGTGGATATGTAAAACCAAATACTCCACAGCTTGCAATGATAGGTGATAACAGACACCAGGGCGAAGTTGTAGCTCCAGAGGATAAGCTTATTGATATGGCACAGAAGGCAGCAGCTATGGCATCAAGTGCTGAATTGTTGTCTGAGGCTATAAGTATTCTTAAGCAGATACTTAAAGTGTTGGAAACATTAGATCTTGATATACAGCTAGATGGAAAGAGCCTTAAGAAGTATGTAGTTGATAAGATTAACGAGCATACAAAGCAGACAGGAAAATGTGAGATTATACATTAAGGATGTGATGAATTGATACTAAGATGTGACAATCAGGAGCTTCCGGCTCCTGTGTCCATCAAAGTGGATGATGAGATTATATGGTCTTCTTCAACAGGACGAGCACTTGACGGAACAATGTTAGGTGATGTAGTTGCTGAAAAGAAGACCTTATCTATATCCTGGGGAGTTCTTCAGGAAGATGAGCTGATTCTTATTAAGAGTAAGCTTGTTGCCGGATTCTTCCCAATAACATTTCATGATGATGGACAGGATATAACAATAACAAGTTACAGAGGTACACTAAGCAAGGAAGTAATTGGGGAGCTTGATGATGGTATTTTCTATTACAGAAGTGCAAGTGTGTCTATTATTCAACAATAAAGGAGATTTATAATATGAAATTTACAATCAAACAGATTGACAGATGTGCAGCAGAATTACAGAAGTTACAGAATTCAAAGAGACATTGGCCAGTTAAGGTTAATTATGCAATTGCTAAAAATCTTAAAGCATTATTGGCAGAATTAGAGGTATATAACGCTGAAAGAACACGAGTATTAAAGGAAAATGCTTTAAAGGATGAAAATGGGAATGCAGTCGTAGAAGATGGCTCTTACAAGTTTGCAGAAGATAAGGAGCAGGAGGTAATTAAAGAAATTGATGATATGTATAACATTGAAACAGAACTTGATGTGTATATGATTAAGCTGGAAGATGTTAATGAGTGCGATTCAGAAGGATATGACGGAACTACATTAGAAGATATTACTGCAATAGAGTTTATGATACAGGAGTAAGTGTATGTATAACAATGTAACGGAAGCTTTTAAAGAAACAATAAGAAGTCCATCGAGGACTTTTGAAGCCAGATTAAGAATTAATGGAAAATGGTATAATTCCCGATTTAAAAAATTGGGCTATGAGACGTCCAGCACAGCAGATGAAGCATTACAGCTAGGGTCGGCGGTATCTGCTAAGATAGAGATTACTCTTAAGAAGATAGATGAATTATTTGAAAACACAGAGATACCAGTAGAGATAGGTTTAAAGCTGCCAAGTGGAAAGTATGAATATATTCCACTTGGCTTTTTTACAGCAGAGCACCCACAAAGTGATCAGGCAACAACGACATTTACAGCATATGACAGAATGATGAAGACTACAGGGCTGTATATATCTAATCTGACATATCCAGCAAGTGCTGCTTCGGTTTTAAGTGAGATAAGTACAAGCTGTGGTGTTCCAGCAGACGTAAGTGGTCTGGATTACATAATGATACAGACTAAACCAGTTGGATATACATACAGAGAGGTGATAGGCTATATAGCTGGATTAGCTGGTGGATTTGCATGTGTGGACAGAGCCGGAACTATTGTTATTAAGTGGTATAAAGAATGTGAGTATTCTATAGATAAAACAAGAATTATGTCGTTTGAGCATAATGAAAGCAACTTTCATCTAGACTATGTTAACTGTAATGTGGATAGCCAGACTGAATTAACGCAGGGCGGTGGACAACTGGGAATAACCTTTTCCAACCCATTTATGACGTCAGACAGATTAAGTTATATATATCAGAGCATTAAAGGATTTACTTATAGAGGAGCTTCGTTAAAGACACTTGGAGATATACGCCTGGATCCGTGGGATATCATAACTGTCAATGATGGTACTGGTGAATATAAAATGCCGGTTATGAATTTGGTACAGGAATATGATGGCGGTATGGCTATGACTGTTACATCTTATGGGAAGACGGAAACTGAGACTGAAACAGATTTTAAAGGTCCGACAACACAGCAGAACGAAAGAATATATTCTGATTTGATATTAGCAAAGGAATTAATAGCAAAGAAGGTTGATGCCGACTGGGTTAAGGCTAATACAGTTACGGCAGAAAAAATCACCGCTGTAAATGCAGAGATAATTGATATAAAGACTAATTATCTAAAAGCCGAGGATGCAGATTTGAAGTATGCTAACATAAAGCTTAGTAATATCGAGGCCGGCTCTATAAAGACAGCAATGATAGACAAAGGCGCGGTTGGTACAGCTCAGATTGCAGACGGAAGCATAACAGATGCAAAGATAGTAGATTTAACTGCTAATAAAATAACAAGTGGAACTATAGATGCCGCTAACATCGAGGTAATCAATCTTAAGGCTGCCAATATCACGGTAGGAACAATTAATGGTAAGCAGATAGCTGAAGGAGCAATAGATACATCTAAGTTTGGAACAGATGTCACAGACTGGATGAATACAACAGACAAAGATATAGAAAATGCAGCACAAAAGGCGGATACAGCTAATACAAATGCGGCGGGTGCATTAAGCGCGGCGGAAGCGGCTAAAATTTTATCAGCGGCGGCTTCTAAGACCGCGGAAGGAGCACAGCTTACAGCAGATGGCAAGAATACAGTATTTTATCAGACAACAGCACCATTGGCGGAGAATAGAAAAACTAATGATATATGGTTTAATACAGCAGATTCAAATAAGATGTATTACTTTAATGGTACAGGCTGGGTATTACGTCAATTTGGAACAAATGCCATTGCGAATGCCTCTATAACCAATGCCTTAATAGCAGATGCAACAATACAGAATGCCAAGATTGCCAATATAGATGCAGGAAAGATTACAAGTGGATATATATCTGCTGACAGATTGGCAGCGGGCTCAGTTACAATAGGGAAATTAGATTCCACTACGCAGAATGATATAGCCTCCGCCAAGAAAAGATATCAGATAACTGTAGATTTAAGAGATGCAAAATATAACACGGATACATATTATCCAGTATTAATAAGTCCCTCTATACCATATAACGGTTTACATAACTATGAATGTAATGTTCAGCTTAATAGCGGTTCTAAACCTGTATGGTCTACGCATAATCAAGGTTTTACTTGCAATCTTATTTTAAGAGTATTAGCAGGTGGCTGGGGAACAACGGATGCCGCTGGCTATTTAGAGGAGAATAATTATCGTTTTTGTAATAAAATGCCTGCGTTTGTAGGGCAGGTACAACAACATAGCCAGATATACTTTATGTTGCGTGGTGGGGCACGATATTACATTTATACACCTAATAAAAGTGACGTAACAATATATACTGTTAAAACTAATATAGCAAGAAATACGTCATATACAGTGTATCTTGAACCTACCCAATCGCCAAAGAATGATTATGCGGAGGCTAAAGGATCTACAATTGCAAGCTGGTGTGCTGCAAATAATAAGACCCTTATTAATGGTGGAAAGATATATACAGGCAGTGTTACGGCAACACAGATATCGGTCAATGCAATAACAACAGAAAAGATAGCGGCAAATGCAGTTAATGCAGATAAAATAGCAGCAAGTGCTATAACTTCGGCAAAAATAGCCGCAAATGCAGTAACCTCGGATAAGATTGTTGCCAATGCAGTTACAGCCGCAAAGATAGCTTCCAAGACAATAACAGCTAATCAGATAGCTGCTAATTCAGTTACAGCCGCAGAGTTAAGTGTATCTACATTGTCTGCAATATCCGCAAACCTGGGAACAGTTACAGCCGGAGTGCTTAAAAGTACCAATTATGTTGCTAATAGTACAGGAAGTACATTTAATCTGAATAATGGTTATTTGGAAATAAATAATGGAAGTGTAAATTTAAAAAATTCGGTTGCATCAACAAAAATAAATGCATCTGGTTTTATAACTTCTCAATTTTTAGGGCATACGTTAGACTGCACAGGAACCATTTTTAATGGAGTTACAATATATAAAACAAATAATAAAAGTGACTATAAAATAATGCTTGGTAATGAGGCAATTTCGATATTTAAAGAAGAATCTGAAATTATTTCAGGAAAAAATGGTGCCAAATATTATAAAGATGGATTTGATTATTATAGAAATAGTAAATTAGTTACAAGAGCAGGATTTGAGGACAATGGCGGCGCTTTCTGGTTAGCTAATAGCCAAGGTGCTAATACAATTGGTTTGATAGGAAGTCAAGGTTTAATCTATGGTAGAAAAATAAGTGCTGATTATGGGATTCCGTTTGTTCAATGGGGAACTAACTGGAATTTTGGTAGTGGATCCTGGAAAGAATATATTATTACATTTCAAAAATCATATGCTGCACCACCATTAATTTCAGTTATGCCTACGACATTATTCTCTAATGAAAATATTTGTTTGACTGAAGTTACAGAAACTTATTTTAAGTATTCGGTGTATGAACCAACAACATCATTTGCATATGGAACCAGATGGATGGCAATAGGTGTTAATAATGGATAAAATCCACAGAAGTGGTAGAAAGAGGTAAAAATGTTAAATGTAAACAAATCTATAACATTAAATGGAACAAGCAGTGTAGAGGAGAATGGTGCAGTTACAGATATTATGTATATGAATGCTACAATCTCCGCCAATGGAGGGTTGTCTATAAATCGTAACATAGCTAATGCCCAGGCATATATAGCAAATAAGGCAACATATACGAAAGATGTAACGGAATTTGAAAATAAATTAAATGAGCTGGTAACAGAATTTAGTAAATAAAGGAGAGTAATAGAGATGATTAGAGCACCCAATAAGTAAAATTAAAGTAAATATATATAAATCAGGAGGAAACAAATGGAAAGAGCGAAAACAATTATAGTGGCAATATGGAGCATAATAATGAGTGCGTTAGGTATACTGGCAATACCAGTTATGTTATTGATAACCTGCAATGTAATAGATTATATAACAGGTCTTATAGCATCTAAATTTAGAAATCAGGAAATAGACAGCTATAAAGGAATAAGAGGCATAGCAAAGAAAATATGTATGTGGCTTTTAGTAGGAGTTGGTGTAATAGTTGACCAGCTCCTTTCTTATTCAGCGGATGTTGTTGGAATAACATTGCCATTTACATTTTTAGTTGCTTGCATAGTGGCAATATGGCTGATTTGCAATGAAATTATATCTATATTAGAAAACATCAATGATATAGGTGTTACACTTCCACCATTTTTACAGCCTATTGTAAGCAATCTTAAGAGTCAGGTGGAAAAGAAAGCAGAATTAGAAAATATTAAAGATAAAAATGAAAGCGAGGAATAGTTATGAAAAGAGGAATAGACATAAGCAGACATCAGGGAAATCTTGATTTTGATTACATTAAGGAGAATTTTGATTTTGTTATAATCCGTTGTGCCTATGGCAGTGACTTAAGCGAGGATGACAGCGAGTGCAGACAGTGTGATTCTATGGCACAGACATATATAGATGAATGCAAGAAGAGAGGTATTCCGTATGGACTTTATCTATATCAGTATGCTGGCAACAATGATGAATCGTTAAGCGAAGCTGCACATATCAGGGAATGGTATAATAAATGTAATCCAACAATGGGATTGTATCTTGATATCGAGGATGCAGACCGATACAAGGCTGAAAATGGCATTGATTATCATTATACACAGGAGCTTGCACTTGTATGGCTTGATGCATTATCAGACATAACTGCAAAGGGTATCTATGCAAGCCATAGTTGGTTAAATGATTATATGAACGTAGATGAACTTATAGAACACGGTGCTCTTATCTGGGAAGCTCATTGGGATGATAATGGTGAGATCTGTGAAGATAAATTTGCTATGTCCCAGGAGACTAGTGACTATTATTTAAACGATGGTACAAGAGTAGATTATGACATTATGCGTGACGAGTTATTTGACAGACTTATACAGGCTAATGAGTATGATCACAGGAATGATAATTTTGATTCAGATGATAATATCAGTGCTGATGAGACAGATACAGAGCATTTACAGTATCAGATAGGAGATTATGTTGAGTATAATGCAATATATGCTTCATCAACATCAGAATCAGGACTTACACCATCACAGGGATTTAATAGTGGAACAATCACAAGGGTTATTCCTTGGGCGGCCAATCCTTACTTAATCAATGATGGAACAGGTTGGGTCAACGATGGCTGTATTATATCGAGCGACAATTCGAATGGTGAAGGCTGTGATAATACAGATATAAATGTTGGCGATAAGGTAAGGGTGCTTGTTAATGCTACTTACGATGGTGGTTCTTTTGCAATGTATTATGATGAATATGATGTATTAGAAGTTAAAGGGGATCGAGTAGTTATCGGTATTGGAGATGTTGTAACTTGCGCTATTAATATTTGCAATATAGAAAGAGTTTAGTATATAATAAGGTAGAAATGTTAATACATCTTAATAAATGAATATTTGGCATATAAGATGTATTAATATTATGTGTACACATAATATAAGACTGTACACATTTTGTACACATTACGGAATAAATTTAAACAAATATATATAAATTATAATGAATTGATTTTAATGTGTATAACCCTAAAACCCGCGTAAATACTGATGTAAACGGTATTGTATATAATTGAAATGAATTATAAAAGTTCATAGCCTTTGTATGGGTAACAACCCAATGGTTGGTGCTACAGTTGCTGTTGCTGTTTCTGTACAGCAGGCTGCTGATGAAGGTAAGTTCTAATTAATCTAATATAGAATAAGCGTTAAACCGCTGTAATCACTGGGATTGCGGCGGTTTTTGCATTATATACGATTAAAATAAATATATTCTGAAAATGTATAAAATAACGTGAATTTATAGACGTAACTAACAAGTAACTAACAGGTAACTAACAGACGTAACTAACACATAACTAACAAAAAACAGACTGCAGTATGTGATAATCAGCAGTCTGTTTTGATATTATATTATGGATTAGGAAGGTCGATTTTAATAAGTTCTTCACGAAGTTGATCTACAGTTCTGTGGGTATATACAGCTTCTGTAACATCTTCTATAACGTGGCCAACGATTATCTTTAATACATATTCGTTCATATTAGCTGCTTTAGCAGCATTGATAAATGTATGTCTTGTATCATGTGGTTTATGCTTCAGGTTAAGCTTCATCATAACTTTATTAAAGCGACCACGATATTTGTCATAAGTAAGATACGTACCTTGTTGTCCATTTTGATCATTAAACAGATAAGCACTATGCATTTGTATGGCTTTATCATAATTCTGTTTAACAAGCTTCTGGATGGCTGGATGAATAGGTATAGTACGATTACGGCCAGCATCAGTTTTCAGACCGCCGGTGAAGGACCAGTTATCTAAATCTATATCAGCTATCTTAAGAATAGCCAGCTTCTGAGGCCTCCAACCGCTGTATATGCCTATTAAAACCATATCAGTGAATGGATATGTTATGTTATCCCACAGCTTCATTATCTCCTCATCAGAGAATGGTACACGCTTTATTTTGGTTTCTCCACGTGATACACTTTCACAAAGGGCTGCATAATCTTTATCAACGATATCATTTTTCAGACAATATCGATACATAAGATTATATAAGCTTTTCATACGTTGTTTGGTAGCTTCACCAACATTAGCATTATGTATTGTTCCTTCAAGATGATTAGCCCGGATATCTTTCATACGCATCTTGTGAAGCGGTTTGGAATGATTAAAAGCACTTATCCAGCTTCTTACACCACTTTGAGATATTTTTAGAAAATGTTCAGAGCTCCATTTCTCGTATACTTCCTCAAATGTTATGTTATTGATTTCTATATCATATGGGTTTTCATTGTAATTAATAAGAGCAGCAAGTGCTTCCTGTCTTGTGGGAAAATATCCAATAGTCATGTAGAGCTGTTTGGTTTTTCCAGTTTCTTCATCAATATCCCAGCCTTTGGTTTTACGAGCAACCCATGGTTTACGTCTTCTTCCAGATAGCTTATATACGCTACCCATTCCATTAGCTAATTTCATATTATCATTCCTTTCGTTAATCGAAGTTGCACCGGTGTAACTTATTAATTGGTTAAATTAGAGTATAAAAATAACACCTACTTGCAAAAGTGGTGTCAGGAATGATATAATACAGCTTGTTCAGGGCGGTATTATATCATAGGCACAGCTAACTTATGTAAGTATCGTGGTAAAGGCTCTTGTGTTGGTAGCACAAGGGTTTTTATTAACATTATTAAATGTAGAAAAAAGTTATATTTTATCGACTAAAAAGTTGTAAAAAAAGTGAAAAAAAATTGACATTCAACAACCATAATGTTATTATTTGATTGTGGTTCACGTTATGGAATTTAATGCTATAATAGGGTTTACCTAACGGCCAAAAATTCTTGTGAATTGATTAGTTGTAAAGAACATATTTAAATGTTCGTATATATTTTATGAGTTTAGCTAGTGATGTTTTTGGTGTGTACCAAAAAAGGTTCACTAGCTATTCTTCTTTTAATTGAGATTGATAATTTTCCCAATAATCTAGACACATTACACATCGTTTGAAGTAAGTGTTATCTTTAAGTAGTTCAGGTGTTGATTTCAAAAACATATCTTTGCAAAGAGTACGCATAGTATTAATATCAAGTAAATCTATATTGGCTAATATTAAAGCAGGAACTTTCTTAATGTCTTCTTGTTCTTCAATGCCAGCCTTAAGTTCATTAAAATTAGTATAGTGTGGCAATTTGCTAATTGTTTTCTTTACAGATGTGCCAAGTATTAAATCAATTGTGCTGTGCTTATCTACATATACTTTTAAGTGAGAATCTGGTATTAATGTGTAATTTGCTTTTTTAATATATTTATATACAGGCATAAGCAGATTGCAAGGTATAGATTTGAATCGCACAGTACACATTTCTTTAGCAGAAAAATTTTTGTTATCATAAATAATATCCTCAAATATAAGTGCAGTATCAACTAGACCATATCCGTATTTGTTTAGAATGTTATCTCGGTATCCGACAGCAATAGCTAATGGTTTTGAAGATAAATCCATATTATCAAGGTCATCTAATCCAACAATTATTGATTCTGCATTAGCTGAATCAAGGTTTTCATCAACAATTTTTCGAACAATGCGCTTAGTGTCACGAATTCTAATTGGAGATATTCCAGGAACAACTTTGTTAAGTGTACTAAATACTTTTAGATAATTATCTGTTTGTATTTCAGTAACGGGTATTTTTTGCCCGTTAGGAAGAATAATAGTATTTTTGGTTTCAATTAATTTACGTTCCCCTTTTTTAAATGATATAAATACAAAATGTTCGTCAATATTGTCTAGTTGTTCATTTGTAAGACAAGATAAGAAATCTGCTACAATGTTACGAATATTTTCATCGGTGAAAGAATATCCTAAAAATACTATTGGTGACTCAGAAAATAGAGTAAGCATTTTAGCA